TGGCGCGTCAACCAAAGACGCCACTGCTGTCGTCAAGCTCTTCTACAGGGATGGGCTCGATCCATCGCGGTTCGAGGCATTCGGACGTGCCGCGCAGGATGCAGCGATTGCCACGGGCAAGGAGTTGCCGGCTGCCGCCAAGGAAATGGCGGACGCGTTCACTGGTGGCTTCGATGCTATCGCGAAGCTCGACGACACCCTGAATTTCCTGTCGACCGCCGAGCGCGAGCAAATTCGTGCCATGTTCGAAAGCGGTCAAGCAGCTCGCGCGCGCAACGAAGCTTTTGAGCGCTATGCCGCCAAGATGGCGGAGATCGCAGCTGCGGAGCGGGGACCATGGGCCGATGCAGCCAAGGCGCTCGGCAATGCCTGGGATGGGATGATCAAGGCGATCGCCGATACTGCGGCGATCAACGGGATAATAACGAGCTTCGACAATCTGGCGAGGTCGATAACCAGTGTCCTAAATCGACTGTCCGGCAACCGGACATTGAAGGACATTGCCACCGATATCGCGAACACGCAGAAGGAACTGGCGCTCGCGCAATCGGGTCAGGGCGCCCAGCTTGGTCTCGCCAACCCGTTCAATATAGAGCGTCTTCAGACCAAGCTCGGCGAACTCCGCAAAGAAGCCGCCGCAATGGCGGAAAAAGCCGCCAAGGCCGACGCCGAGTCAGCGCGCACCGGCATCCAGGAATCGGCAGCCCAGCAGAAAGTTAACCGACAGAAGGCGGCTGAGCTCGATCTTGAAAATGAGCTCCAGAAGCTGCGCGACAAGTCGGATAAGGGACTGAGCGCTAGCGAGGAGAAGCGCCGAGCCTTCCTGGCTGGACAGCTCGCGTACAACGATGAAATCCTGTCTTCCGGCTCCGAGTTGATCGCCAACAAGAAGCGCGAACTTGCGGTCGAGAAAGAGATCACAGCAGCGCGGAAACAGCAGCAGAGCGCCAGGGACAAACAGGTCCGCGAATGGTCGCAGGATCTCGGAAACAGCAGCAACGATGCCCTGGTCGCCACTGCGAGGCGGTTCAGCGGCATGAACGAGACCGCCAACCGCGGATCATTGCAGGATTTCTTCAAGTCGAACGGGATCAATGTCGATCCGAAGATGACCGCCTGGTGCGCGGCCTTTGTGAACGCCGTGCTCGCCACCAACGGTATCGCTGGCACCGGCTCGCTCAGCGCCAAGTCCTTCCTTGGCTTCGGTCAGGAAGTGAAGGGGGAGCCCAAGGTCGGGGACATCGTCATCCTCAACCGCGGCGGCAATCCGTCCGATGGGCATGTCGGCTTCTTCCAGGGCTTCGATGCGCAGGGTCGCGTAAAGGTGCTCGGTGGCAACCAGAAGGACGGGGTGAACACCCAGTCGTTCAGTCGTAACGACGTGGTTGGCGTTCGTCGTGCCCCGTCGCAGGGTGATATTGCCCAAAGCAAGTTCAAGGAATCCGAGGCGACCGCGAAGCGCCAGAAGGAATTCAACGAAGATCTGGACGCCGAGAATGATAAGCGCCGGCTGAGCGCCCAACTGCTTCGTGAGCAAATCGGCCTGAGTGGAGAGGCGTTGATCGCAAAGCAGCGCGAGCAGGCCATAGCCGAAGCGGTCCAGCGCGCCGAACTGAAGGCGAGGGACGCCGGCGTCAACGTTACCGATGAGCAGGTGAAGCAGATCAAGGAGACCACGGCGGCTCTCTTCGATCAAGCGCATGCCCAGGATGTCGTTCGTGAGCGCTGGGGTGCCATCAACGATCGGGTCGACATTCTTAAGAACAACCGCGATGCCTTGCAGGAGCGTATCACCGGCCTGCTTGAAACCGGACAGAGTGGTACCGCCGCGCAATTGCAGCCGTTGCTCGATACGATCAACAAGCAGCTCTTGGAAGCCACTTCCAATGCCGAAAAGTTTCTCCAGAGCCTCTCCGAGCAGGATGCGAGGTCTCTGTTCGGTGATGAGTTCCAGCTACAAATCCAGGCGATCATCCAAGGATTTGAGGCCGCCAAGCAGAAGGTCATCGAATTCCAGTTGCGGCTCGGATCGGCGCGCCTGACTGGGCAGCAGCTGGCCGAGACTTTCTCTGGCGCCGCGGTCAACGCCATTGATCGTTTTGCCCAGGCGGTCGCCGGTGGCGCGAACGTTTTCAAATCGCTGAGGGCAGCCATTCTCGAAACCGCCGCTGAGTTCCTGCGCCAGATTGCGCGCATGATCATCCAGCAGCTCATCTTCAATGCAGTGGCCGGCTTCCTGTCGGGCTTCACCGGTGGTGCAACAGCGGCGGCCGGTGGCGGTGGCCTCGGTGTCGCCCCGGTGATGGTGCACAGCGGTGGCGTCATCGGCGGCGGGGGCCTGGCGCGACACAGCATCGTGTCACCTGGGATATTCGCATCGGCGACGCGCTACCACACCGGCGGTATGGCCGGCCTCCGCCCCGACGAGGTGCCAGCCATCCTGCAGAAGGGGGAGGAAGTGCTGACAGCGGACGATCCACGCCATCGCAATAATGGCGGTAGCGGAGCCGCGCCGAACATTAAGATCGTCAACACGATCGACGCAGGCGACTTCGTGTCGCAGGGTCTCGGCTCCAAGGTCGGGGAGAAGGCGATCCTGAACTTCATGCGCTCGAATTCGCGCGCTGTGAAGGCGGCATTGGGATGAGAACCACCGGCGCGTGATATTCAGGCATGAACGACTCGACTTACACAAGATCAACATAAAATTGTATGTGCACCGAAGTCGTGTTAAATCGCGACCATGACAGCCTATGCAACCGGTACCGCCAGCAGTCACACCGACCTCTGGTCGAAGCTGCTCAACTTCCTCACGACCAATGTCGATCTCGTCGCCGCCAATGAAGATTGGACTGTCGCGTGGTCGAACGGCAACCAGCGCGTTCTCAAAGGGCCGGGGCTATCAGAGAGTGACGAAGTCTTTATCGGTCTGCGCCTGAATGCAGATGTCGCGCTCGACAGCTACTGGCTCGAACTGCGCGGCATGTCCGGGGTATTGACCGGCGCCACGGACGTTGGGGGACATATCAATGTCTCGAAGAAGGTCGGGTTGTACCTCGACGCCAACCCATTCACCTATTGGTTCATCGCCAATGGCCGACGTTTCATCGTCGTTTTACGTATCTCGACGGTCTACCAAGTCGCTTATGGCGGGCTTTTCCTCCCTTATTCCACTCCACTGAGCTATCCTTACCCGATGTTCGTGGGAGGTACGCGCGGTGACAATCCGGCACCGCCGCTTAGTTGGCGATCGGTAGCAGACGATCATACTCTCTTCACCAGCCCAAACTTCAAGTCCTCGCCCGCGCGGGACAGTAGTGCATGGATGCTTGATCCTTCGGGCCAGTGGTTGCGCTGCTGGAACCATGGCGATGATCCAGGTGACCCTAAGATCGGCATGGCACCTGAGCAGATGTTCGACGGCTTGGGCGTCGATCCGACCAGATACGACGCGATCCGTAAGCGCACCACCGCGACATTCGACGGTACCTATCCGCTCACCGATGTCAGCCTCGTACAGAAGATTCCGGCCGACGAGACCTTTGGTGTGCTTGACGGGGTCTATCGGGTGGCCGGTATCGGGCTCGCATCCGAAAATATGGTTGCTGCCGACGGTGTTACGCACATGGTCGTCCAGAACGTGTTTAGAACCGCCGCCGGCGAATATATCGCAGTCGGGCTTGACTGACCGCTCGCCGCTTCCGTTTGCAACAAAATAGTGATATTCACGGCTGATGGCATATCAGCAGAACGGTATCAGCGCGCTCGCCCAAATTCCTGCCCTCATGTATAGCTTCGCGCCGACCGCCGGGCTGACTGTGGGCGGAAGTTCGGCCGCACCGACGCTCGCGATCGACGGAATCCATTTCTTACTCAGTGCCACGACTGACGGTTTCGACCAGGAACTCCGCTGGGATGCCCAGTCTGCGCCGTCGATCACGTCGGCGGCACGCACGCGCAGTCCGAAGCTCAATGGAACGACGGCTACGCCCACGGTCTCTGCACCGACCAAGGTTCATTTTATCGCCGGTCTCAGCCCGGCCCCCTATCTGGCTATCATCGTCGAGTACGGCTTCAACAGCTACCGTCACCTATACCTGGGCGGGATGGATAAGATTGGCGGCTATATCGGCGGTCAGGTGATATCAGGTTGCGACTTTGCTGCGTCTGCTGATGGTGCCGATTATCCTCGCAACTACCGAGATCCTGCACACCAATATCTGTTCTCCGGCTTCCAGGCCCTCCGCACGCCATCCGAGGCCGGCGGCGTCCTCGTTGATCACGCCAATAATGGTGTGAAATGGCGCACCTTTGCTTGCCCGATAACCGGCAACCCGGTCGACACCATGACCGGTAGTGAAGCCTTTGGGGGATTCTCGGACGAGATTAACGACGCTTATGTGGCCCGCGGCATCGGCACGTTCGCTGGTATCAACATGCTCGTGCCGATCCAGCTTTACGCCCCTACCGCTGGCGGAGCGACGGCGAACTTTGCTCCGCTTGGAAACCCGGCCGGAGTCCGCATGGTCAATCTGAGTGGGATCGATCCTGGCGCGCAGCTCACCATCGGAAGCGACACTTGGTATCTGTTTCCAGCCTTCTCGAAGAAGGAGGCAACCACTGTTGGCAAAAGCCTGGGCGGCTGGGCGGCTGAGGAAACCAGCCATGTCATCGGCTACGCCTACCTCGGCTAATAGGAGAACTCGATGGGTACGTTCCAGACCTCTGATGCGGTCGCCAATGCGAAGCTCAATGCGTATGAAACCACGGTCGGCACATCGCCGATCCTGCGTCTTCGTAACGGTACGATGCCGGCCAACTGCGCTGCAGCGCGCAGCGGCACGATTCTCGCCACGATAAACCTCCCTTCCGACTGGCTGGGCAATGCGAGCTCGCGGACCAAGGTAAAAACGGGCACCTGGGAAGATCCTTCCGCCGACGCCAGCGGTTATGCGACCCAGTGGGAGTTGATGGACAGTTCAGGGACAACTTGCCACTTTCAGGGGCTAGTATCGCAGCCATGGGTGCCGAACACGGCTTGGGCCTCTGGTCAGCAATGTCACATCAACGGCCTCGTGTTTCGCTGCACGACACCAGGCACGTCGGCATCGTCGGGCGGCCCGAGCGGTACCGGCACCGGTATCACCGATGGCACGGTCGTGTGGGCCTACGCCGGCCCGGAGAGCATGACTATGACCAACACCAATATCGCCACCACCCAGCAGGTGACGGTCTCCGCCTTCGATTTCACCGCCGCCAACTAAAACTGGAGCCACGCGGTGGCCAAGCTCACATTCTACTATCCGCCTGGGACGACCTTGATCACCATGCCCACGGGCGCGGTGTCGTTCGACGCCTATGGTTGGGGTGCGGGCGGATTCGGCGGGAAACGCGGCGGCGGAGGCGGCGGTCTCGGATGGGCGCTTGGCGTTACGACCTCGGCGGGTACTGTCTATAATTGCGGTGTCGCGAGTTTCGTCAGCGAAGGCGGGCAGACTTTTCTGCGCAACGCCACTAACACGGGTGATATTCTCCGAGCCAATTCTGGGCAGTGGGGGCCGGAGGCGCTTGTCGGAGGGCAAGGTGGTACCGCTACCGGCCTGAGCGGAGCCAATAGCGGCGGTAATTCGGGAAGCGTCGGGCCCGGCGGCGGAGGATCGGGTGGCGGTGCTGCCGCGACGCTGACGGGCCCTGGCGGCTCCTCAACCTCCCCCACCAGTAGTAGCGGTACGAACGGTGGATCGCTCCCAGGTGGACCAGCGGGCGGCATCGGCAGTAACTCCGGCGATGGCGGTTCTGGCGCCCTTATGGCGATGTTCGTGCGCTCGTCCGATGGGCGCACGGGCGGTCCGGGCTCGGGCGGCGGCGGGGCCAAACTTGGTTTCACCGGTGGCCATGGCGGCGGTGACCTGTCGGTTACCAACCGCGGCTGGGGCGCGGGAGGTGGCGGCTTCGGTGAAAACACCGGTTCGGCAGGGTCTGGCTTTGGCTCCCATGGACAAATCGTCATCGTCGTCACGACCGTCGATGTTGCCGAACCCGTCCTCCATGCCAATGAAGGGCGCGAAACTCTCACCACAGTCATAGGCCCAGTCGCGGCGGCAGGTTTCACGGCAGCCGAGGGTAGCGATGGCTTGGTGGCATCTGCTACCGCCGTTCATTATCGCCCGGCCTTGATGGCGGCCGTCGAGGACAGTGATGATCTGAGTGCGGCTGCTATACCGGCAGCTGTCGCGAGCTTCAGCGGTAGCGAGGGCGCCGAGGATCTTGGGGCCTTTGCAGTAACCAATCTCGCGGCCAGCTTCGATGGATCTGAGCAGCAGGATTATTTGGCAGCGATCACAGGCGATCGCTTCGGTCAGCGACCGGCCCCCCTGGCGGCCGTCGGGCTTATCGGACTCACTTTGAATTGTCAGGGTGACCAGGAGACGACAGAATTATGGAACGATAGCGAAAGCTGGGACGATGACCAAAGCTGGTCGACATCGGGTTTTGTCCGCCAGCGGCCTTCGATCCCACGTGCCGTGTTACCTACCGTCGTGATGCGGGGTGGCACTATTACCGGCTCATCACCTGCTCTGGCACCAGAGATCCTCGTTCCGGGTGGTCGTCAGCGGAGCTTCAGGAGCGACTGGTATTACAGAATCCACCTCCTTCCCAACATGCTGGACATCGGCGCGATTCCCAACGCAGCCACTCGAACGGCGACGCTATGGAACGCGTGGCCGAACCCAGTCGTCCTGACGGAGACGCAATCGCTCGGCGAGAGTGGAGTAACGATCTCCGGGCTCAACAACGGTCTGGATATCCGTGCCCTCGGGACACTCGGCTTCACCGTGAATGTTGGCTCGGACGGACCGTATAATATCAACGGCCGCTTTCAATTCAACTTCGGTAGCAGTTTATTACCATCATATCTCACAGTGACTGGCAAGCGCGCAGTCCTGTTCGATTTCGCTCCAAACTGGAGCAAGTCGGTCGATGTGGATCTGGAGTTCCGTACCGACATCATCACCACCAGATCCGGGCGTGAGCAGCGCCGCGCGCTTCGGCGAAGCGGACGTAAGCGGTTTGAATTCTCCGTGACGGTCGATCGTGAACGATTTCGCTCCTTTACGCGACTGCTGAAGACCGCGCAGAATCGCGACATGACCCTGGGCGATCCGACCCGTTCGGTGACCATAGCCTCAACAACAGCACCGGGCGCGGAAAGCCTGACGTTGAACAGCGCACCTCCTGCTTGGATGACGATCGGGGCCACCATTGTCATAGACGCTGCCGACCGAATGGAAGCGGCGACGATCAAGGGGATCAATGGTTCGCAGATTTCGCTCGTCAGCGGCAGCACGCAGTCCTGGCCCAAGGGTGCGCGAGTGCGACCAGGTCTCACTGGGCGACTGGATGACAGCATCTCGGCCAAGAACCTCACCGACAATGTCGCTGCCGTGACGATCGGGTTCAGGGTTGAACCCGGCTCTGAACCATATGATGGGGGTGATCCGGGGTTGCTCGTCCACAATGGGCGGGAGGTATTCCCGTTTAACCCCAATTGGGCAAGGGGGGTAGACAACAATTTCGACTGGCCCGTGGAGGAGGTCGACTACGGCTATGGAGTTGTCAATACCTATCGCCCTGTAGCGTTCGGATCGGAAACGAGGCGAGCCACATTCGTCGGGATCGGGCGCGATGAGACAGATGGTGTCCGCCGCTTCTTCGAGCGGATGCGTGGCCGCCAGGGCGAATTTTATCTGCCGAGCGGCCAGGAGGATCTTTTGATGGCCGCCCCGGCCATTGCCGGTAACAACACCCTGCGAATCCGCGGTACCGATGTTGCAGACAATTTTCTGAACGATCCCGTCCACCGTTCGATTTCGCTCACGCTTTTTGGAGGTGCCCAGATTCTGCGCACCGTGACGGGCATGACGGGAGATGATGGGGAATCCGTTCTCCAGTTGTCTCAGACGTGGCAGTCCGACATATCCCCGTCCGAGGTAAAGCGGATATCCTGGATGACCGTGACGCGCATGGCATCCGATCTGCTGACGACCGAGTGGCTCACCGACAGCGTGACCCAGATCCAGATGTCGATGAAAACGTTGCCCGACGATGAGCCGGATCTTGATCAGTCGATCTACGACGGGGCTGCTCTCTGGGTGCTTGAGTCGGGCGGGATCGAGGTAGTCAATCTTTATGACCCGCTCGACCAGATCGTGAACGTCATTTATCCGGAGATTGTTGGATGAGCTTCGGCAGCCGTGAGAACAGCCGCTCGCTCGGCTCCCCGGACACGTTGTACCGTTTCACGGTGTTCACCGATGTCTACGCCTACACAGACGCCGAGGAACCCATCACCTTCAATGGCATCTCGTACATGCCGCTGGCTATCGACCGAGATTCGGTATCTACATCGGGATCGCTCGACAAGTCGCAGATCAAGATCAACGTACCTCACGATTGTGAAGTGGCGGAACTCTTCCGTGTTTTTCCACCGTCGGAGGTGGTCGGGGTGACGATTTTCCAGGGTCACTATGGCGACCCGGACTCTGAGTTTCTTGCCATATATAGTGGTCGTGTCGTCAGTGCGCCGCGCGAAGGGTCCGAGGCATCGCTGGCTTGCGAGCCGATCAATACATCGATGCGGCGCCCCGGTCTCCGCCAGCGTTATCAATATGGTTGCCCCCATGCACTTTACGGACCGCAGTGCCGTGCTGATCGCAATCAGTTCACCTGGACGCGGCAGGTTATCGCTATATCGGGTGCGCAGCTCACCATGGAGCCGGGCTGGGAGAATGGCTCCGGCCAGTCAGCGATCAAGTTCATCGGCGGGCTGTTCGAATTCACGCGCTCTGGCCGGAGTGAACTGCGGACGATCTTGCGCGCATATCATCTAAGCCAAAACATTCTGCTCGACGGGCTCCCACACGAGCTGCAAGCTGGTGATTATGTGAAGGTGTCGTTAGGTTGCAATCACAAAGGGATAAATGGGGGAGACTGCTCGGTTGTATTCAACAACATCAACAATTTCGGTGGCGATCCGTGGATACCGTTGGAGAATCCCATCGGTTTCGTAAACCGGTTCTATTGAATATTATCGTCGTATCCGAGCGACACCGACTTCCGATTTCAACAAAAAAGTGATATTCAACGCCGATGGCATTTCTGATACCTTTCCTGATCGCGATTGCTCTCCTGGTGGTCAGCTATGTGCTGATGCCGCGCCCGAAAGCTCCGAAGCCCGAGGCAGCAAAGGAGATGGACGGGCCAACAGCGGAGGCCGGGCGCGAAATACCGGTGCCGTTCGGTCGCATGCTGATCAAGAGTCCGAACTGTCTATGGTACGGTGACAAGTCGATGTCGACTTACAAGATCAAGGCATGATCATCCGCATCGACGACATGCGGCGCGCCGGACATTGCGTCCGCGGAGTCAGAGGCTGGTTCGCTACCCACGGGCTCGATTTCCGGGACTTCCTAGAAAACGGCATCGAGGCTGATCAACTCGTCGCCACCGGAGATGCACTGGCCGAGCGGGTTGTGAAGCTGGCCGAGGAGCGTCGCGGTGGGTAAGTCCGGCAGTGCCAAGATAGAGATCACCGATTACCGGATGTCGATCCATTACGGCATCTGCCATGGGCCGGTGGACTCGATAGAAGGCATCTATGTCGGCGAAAAGGAAGCCTGGTCAGGCTCGGTGTCGACAGAGAGCGCCATTGCGATCAATCGTCCAGATCTGTTTGGCGGACAGAAGAAGGAAGGCGGGCTCGTAGGCTATGCTCATTATCTGCCTGGGGACAGCAATCAGAAGCTTCCGGCTTATCTCGCGTCCAAAGTAGGTCTCACGCCGGATACGGCACCGGGTTATCGCGGCCTCGCGTCCGTATGGTTCTCCGGAGGCGCGAGCGGCATCCAGGGCACGGGCGAGCCGATCCTGTGGGGTCTGTATTTTCCCGCGACGTTCCAGGGTTTCATGTGGGGTACTAACAACCCCTATCTTCGTGACATTTGGATGAAGGTGAAGCGAAGCCCGAAGGTGCTGAGTACCTCGCTCCGCATGATTGGGGATGATGCCAACCCCGCTGCAATCATCTACGAATGCCTGGTCAACACTGCCTGGGGTGCGGGCATGAGTCCGAGCCTGATCAACACCAGCGCATTCGTATCGGCGGCGCAGCAGCTGGCAGCCGAAGGTTTCGGCATGTCGCTTCAGTGGACGCGTCAAAGCGAGATCGAGACCTTTGTCAGCGAAGTTCTCGACCATATTCAGGCAACGCTGTTCATCAATCCGCGTGACGGGCTGATGACGCTCAAGCTGATACGTAACGACTATGATGCCGACGCCCTGCCGGTGCTTGATCCAGATAACTGCACTGTAAGCAGCTTCGATCGAAAAGCCTGGGGGGAGACTGTCAACGAAATCGTCGTCACATGGACCAATCCTGAAAATGAGCAAGAGGAAACGGTCACAGCGCAGAATCTGGCGAATATCGTCATACAGGGCGCGACGATCTCGGACTCGCGCAATTATTATGGGGTACGCAATCGCGACCTGGCACTCAGGCTCGCCCAACGCGACCTCGCACTATCTTCGTCGCCGCTTGCAGCCTTCGAGATAGAGGTGAACCGGTCGGCCTGGAATTTTGTACCCGGCGGCTGCGTCAAGCTGGTTTACCCAGAATATGGGATCGATGGTCTGATCCTCCGCATTGCCCAGATTGACTATGGAAAGCCAGGCGACGCGGTAATCAAGATATCCGCGACCGAGGATCTCTTCTCGCTGCCCGCGTCCGCGTTCGAAGACCCTGAGACATCGGCATGGGTCAACCCGGCCACGCCTCCGAGCCCGCTCGACTTCGTGCGGTTGATCACCGCGCCGGGATTTTTCATGTCCGCCGCGCTCGCGCAGGCAGAAGCCGACACGCTCGACTATCCCGAAGTCTTCGCTGCAATGCTGGCCAGCTCGAACATCGATGACACGGTCGACTACCAGTTGATAGGCCAGGTGACCCAGCCCAACGGCGAAGTTGTCGGTGACCTCGCCGGTGTCAAACCGCTGCTCGGCTACGCGCAGCTTATCGAACCGCTCCCGGCTGCCGCGCTGAGCACGGTCCTCAGCTTCGGCGTGGTAACTGGCGGTCTGGGCCCACGGAGCGCGGCGTTCATCTTCATCGGCAATCAACCGGAAGGTGGGCAAGAGATCGCGCTGATCCAGTCGATCGACGACAACGGCTTCAATCTTAAGCGCGGAGTGCTCGATACCGTTCCACGCGACTGGCCCACCGGGACGCCCTGCTGGTTCCTATCCGTCAACACCAATTTCATCGACACCAACAACATCCACTCCGCGGGGGAAAGTGTCGTCTACAAGATGCTCCCGACCACCTCGAAGGGGACGCTGTCGATCGACGAGGCGCCACTTTCCGGCGTCGTTCTCACAGGTCGCCCTTATCTGCCGAACAGGCCAGCAAATGTTGCTGTCGCCGGCGCATCCTTCGGCACGATCGACATCTCGGCCAGCAATCCGACGCTCGTTCCAGTCGCCTGGGCGATCAGGAACCGAACCATGGAGGACAGTCAGGTACTCGGCTGGACCGACGGTTCGATGACGCCGGAACCTGGGCAGACGACGACCGTGCGCGTGATCGATATCAACGGTACCACCCTTGCTACCCATGACGGACTGACGGGTACCAGCTTCAGCGTCCCGATCGCATCCTTCGGGGACAGGGCGGTTGCCGATGTCCGTGTCACGTCCAAGCGGGACGGACTCGAATCGCTTCAGGGGCACACGGTCCGCGTCAAGGTTCGACCGAATGGTTGGGGCGACAACTGGGGTGACAACTGGGGCGGCACAAACGACGATCCGCCGCCAGGAGATCCCGATCCGTCGCCACCGGGAGCGGAATATCAGCCGGCCCCCGGCTATCAGTTCCCGCCTTTCCCGTGGGGCTTTTTCTTCATCTACTAACGGAGGCGGCAATGACAGCGCGCAATTTGGCCGGGCCTATGGGGCTGACTGGAGATTATTCGGGCGGTGAGGACGGATGGACAGCATCCATGAACGCCAACCTGTTGAGGCTTTCGCTTCTACCCCAGCTGACGGTCAAGTCGCGGGTCACCGCGCTACCCGGAAGCCCGACGAACGGTGATCTTTATATCGTGCCATCGGGCGCCGGAAGCCATCCGAACGAGGTGGCGGCGCGTGATAACGGGGGATGGGTCTATATCACCGCATTCGAGGGGCTGCGCGCGTGGCTGCAGGATGAGGATCTGCTGGTCGTATGGAATGGCAGCGCTTGGGTAACGCCTCCGCGTTCCGTGAGTTTTTCCTGCTTCTCGGTACCCGCTCCGACATCGTCCCAGATCCTGCTCGACCAGATGTTCGTCGAGAGCACCGTCTTTGCCGACGACTTAGCCGGCTCACGAGCCTCTGTAGGAACCAATCCCGCGTCGACATTCCTGATCGATGTCCGCAAGAATGGGTCGAGCGTCGGTAGCATCAGCATTTCGACTGGTGGCGTCGCGACATTCACCACCACTGGTGGATCGCTCTCCTTTGCCGCCGGCGATCTATTGAGCCTGATAGCTCCGGGAACGACCGACGGCACAATTGCCAGGCTGCGGATCACCTTGAAGGCCGTCCAATAGGGCTGATTGTAATTTCACTATAATAGTGATATTCAACCCAAGTCTTAGCCGCAACGAAGGAACAGTCAACGATGGCAAAGAAGACTCCGGTCCGCAGCCTCCCGCTCGATACGCTCGGCGATACCCAGTTCAAGCGGTCGTACAAAGCGGCGATGGCGATCCTCGACGGTATCGCCGGCAGCGCCACTTATGATCCCCCCAGTCTTGCCGACGGGGCGGGCACGACCACCACGGTAACCGTAACCGGCGCGGCGCTGGGTGATTTCGTCACCGGTGTTTCGTTCAGCCTGGACCTTCAGGGGATTACGCTCAGCGCCTATGTGTCGGCCGCCAATACCGTAGCGGTGCGCTTCCAGAACGAGAGCGGTGGCACCCTAGATCTCGCCTCCGGCACCCTGCGCGTCCGGGTGGCGAAGTAATCCGGAATGGAGTGGCTGGTCCGCCATCTGAACCCTCTGACTAGGCTCGCGCCTCTGCGGCTGTGGGCGCTGATCGGTGGCGGACCTGTCCTCACAGCGGCCGCGGTCGCCCTCGTCATGATCGTATGGCAGGGCGACTGGCCGATCGAACTCGCCGCCCGGCGGCTAGACTATATCGGTTGGTCTCTGCTGATCGTTCTGTCTCTGATCGCGGTGATCATCGTTACCCTCGCCGCGGTGAGGGTCAAGGCCAGCGGCCCGGCCGGCACGGGCCTTGAAATCGATGCCGACAGCAAAACTGGAGCGTCGGAATGACGACTGGCTATGCGGCCGTACCGCTCGCTGACGCCTGGGTGCTTCATCAGACCCCGTTGCCGCGCGTCATCGACGAGGCCCTCAAGCTATATGGCGTCAAGGAAAAGGTCGGGTCGGATAACAACCCGGTCATCATGGAATGGGCCGCCGAACTCGGCGAGCAGCGAATTGGTTGGAAATACACCGCTGACTCGATTCCGTGGTGTGGCCTCGGCGTTTCCATCAGCTGCCTCCGTGCGGGAAAGCGGATTCCCGAAGGCCCGCTCTATGCCCTCAACTGGGCGAAGTTCGGCACGCCTGTCGCGCTGCGACAAGGCTTAATGGTCGATCTGCCGCTAATATTTGCGAACGCCTTATTGGCTTCCCTCGGTGACGTGCTGGTCTTCGATCGAACTCAACCTGGCGCGACTACCCGCTCTGGTCATGTCGGCTTCTATATCGGCGAGGACAGCGACTATTACCGTGTCCTCGGCTTCAACCAGGGTGATGCCGTCAGCTTCACCTGGATCGCCAAGAGGCGCTGCGTCGCCATCCGCCGCCCCGAATATCATACACCACCGGCGTCCGTGCGCCCGTTTCGACTGAAGCGCAGCGGCGCGATATCGGAGAACGAGGCATGACGGCGTTCGCTGATATGGCGAAACCGTCACCACTCCTGCGCGAGCATGAGGGGGAAATGTGGTTCCACTGCCCAGGTTGTGACAAGCCCCACGGCGTCGGCGTTGCCGACCCAGCCAGAGGGCCACGATGGGAATATGACGGCAACGCAGCCGCCCCGACCTTTTCGCCGTCGATCCTTGTCACTTGGCCCGGCCTGACGAAGCGGTGCCACAGCTTCGTGCGGGGCGGACGGATCGAGTTTTGCGGCGACAGCACGCATGCGCTCGCGGGCCAGACGGTCGATCTACCGGAGTTTCCACTATGATCACTACAGCTGTAGCCCGTCTGCTCGGAAGTCTCGGCTTCAAGATCGCCGGCGTCGCGGGAGTGGCCGGAACCCTAATTTTGGGCTTCCTCCTGATCACGACCCGGATCGATCTCGGTCAGGTCAAGCGGCAGAACCGCGCCCTCGACGATCGCATCAACAACCGCGACACCGGCCTGGTGGTCCAGCTCGCCCAGTCAGACACCAATGTCGCCACGCTTCGGATCGCGCTCGCCCGCACACGAGCCGAACTCGATGCCAAGGCAGCTACCGATGCCGCGCGCCTGGCAGAAACCAGCAACCGGCTTGCAGCGGCCGAGCGCGATCGTGAGCGGGCACGCCGTTCATCCGGGTCTATCCTCGCGACGAAGCCAACGGGTGACACGCTCGAAGCGCAGATCCGCGATATCGACGCCCGTGTTCTGGAGAGCCTGAAATGATCCGTCGCCTATCGATGATCTGGATGCCGGTCTTTGCCTGCGGGTTCGCGCTTTTTCTCACCGGGTGCGCTCATGATCAGGCTAGGCCGCCCGAACGCATTGTTACGGTCGATCGCCCGGTTCCGGTTTCCAGCCCGTGCGTACCGGCCTACCTGGGACCGGCTCCGATCTATCCAGATAGCGACGAGGCTCTGCGCAGCGCGCCAAGTGCCGCTGAACGCTACCAGCTTTTCGCAGCCGGGCGACCCCTACGCGTTACGCGGCTCAATGACCTTGAAACCGTCGTCGCGGGCTGCCCGCGCGCTGAAAAGTGAAGGATGGCGCCAGCGTGGTGATACAATATGTCCAGGAACATGCCGAAACGCTCAAGCTGTCCACCGATTTCGCCGCGGTAGGTACGCTGCTCGCCGTGTTTCTGGACGTGCTACCGCAGCTTGCGACCATTCTAACCGTGATCTGGATGATCATCCGGATCATTGATTCCTCGATCGTCCTCTATCGCAGGATCACATCCCGCCAGCATCAGGACGACGATCTCTCCAAATAGGAGACCGTCACCATGGTCGCACTGAAAATCGACGCCGAGCTCAAACGCTGGGCGGCGCCACGTCAGGCTGAATATATCGATGCGCTCATTGAGCTAGGTAGCGCCAAGGCCGTGGCCGCGCGGTTTGGTGTCCATCCGAGTGCTGTTGGTCGATCCATCGCGGCCGTCAGGAAGAAGGCTGCTCTGCAGGGTCACAGTCCCGAACATGACATGAAGAAGACCGTCCCCGACGGCTTCACAGTCAAGGGAGTCAGCACCTATTACGATAGCGACGGGGTTGCCCGCGGGCAGTGGGTCAAGTCGGTACGCGACAATGACTGGCAGCAGCAGATCATCGCCGAGTTCGTCGACTGGCTGACGACAGAGGGTGTCCGAGGACTGGCACCGCTTACGCCTCCCCCAGCGACCACTGACGAAGACCTCCTAGCGGTGTACCCGATGGGAGATCCGCATTTCGGGCTGCATAGCTGGGCGGCCGAAACCGGTGATGATTTCGATCTCAAGGAAGCCGAGCGGATAACCTGTACGGCTATTGATCGCCTCGTATCGGCCGCGCCGGCCGCAAAGACCGCGTTGCTGCTCAACCTTGGCGATTTCTTCCATGCCGACGACTCGCGCAACGAAACACCAGGTCACGGCAACAAACTCGATGTTGACAGTCGCTTTGGTAAGATTGCCCAGGTCGGGCTTCGGGCGATCGTCTACTGTGTGCGGCGGCTACTGGAAAAGCACGATCGGGTCCACGCGTGGATGATGCCTGGCAACCATGATCCCCACATCTCCCAGCTTCTCGCCATAGCGCTCAATGCGTGGTTTAACGACCAGCCTCGCGTGATCGTGGATATGTCACCGTCGCTCTACAAATATATGCGCTTTGGCCGAGTCCTGATCGGGAGCCACCATGGGCACGCTTGCAAATCTGGCGAGCTCCCTTTGCTCATGGCCACGGATCGAGCGGTTGATTGGGGTGAAACTGTTCACCGCTATTGGCTATGCGGTCACATCCACCATTGGTCGGCGAAAGAGCATCCCGGCGTCATCGTCGAGACCTTTCGCACTCTGGCTGCGAAAGATGCCTGGCACGCTGGGCAAGGGTATCGCTCTGGCCGTGACATGAATGTAATCACCTATCACCGCGATTATGGTGAAATCCAGCGAACACGATGTGACATCGCAATGATCTCGTGAAACCGGGCGGCCTGAGCCGCCCTTCAACGTGGCTTCACAAGCTGAAGGCGCCCAGCAACTCGATGCCGAGGACCGAGCAGAACCCCATCTCGACTGGGCCCCATAATCCGTTGCTCGTCATCGTGCGGATGACCGCTCCAAAAATGAGCGGATTGTCGGTCTCCCTGATCATCACCAGCATTTCCCTGGCATAATCCTTACCCATCTCAATCGCTTGGGCGCGATCGGCGGGGCGCTCAGGTGTCCACATGTCACATTTGCCGTTCCGGAACGTAACGAAGCTCAGATCCGCTACTTGCGGATTCGATGGCGGATTGGCGGTAAGTGAATCGTTCATAACACTCTCCCCGTGAATAGGTTCCGGTTGAATAGGCAGAAAAGTGGACTCACTCAAGTTGAAAATACTAAGGTGAGTTGAAATGCTGCGCCGCACTGTTCGACTTTCGTCTTATTTTTCGGCCGGTTTCGTAGAGGCCGATGCCCTCCCTCTAGGGATTGTTGCGGAGACGATTTATCGCGCCTGCGCTCTTCTGGTTTACGCGAATCGAACATTTCGCCGTCTAAAGTTCCCTATCTGTTCCTACAATGCAACCCGTAATAGGAAAAAACCTATCATCCCAGCATGCGCTCGAAGGGATCGTCGAATTTCGATGTCTCGTTTCCCCAGCAGGACCATCCGCGCCTGGTTTCCCTAGCGAATAATTCGACGTAGGGCCCGGACACTAGGCGCTCGATTCTCTCGTAGCGCTCTTCGGGTTTGCGGCTGTGCTCGCGCTTCGGCGCATAGATCACATTTTCGCCCGTCTCGATAAGCTGGCGAACCCCGGCATCAGTCCGGCTCGGCTTCCCGCGGCTGAAGATCAAGCTATACTCGACCTGCTTTCGCACCCACTTGCCCATGCCGATCGGTCGCAGGGTCGCATCGTGCTTGCCAGTTTTAACCCAGATGAAGCCATCGCTCTTGAATAGGAATCCCCAGTGCCGGCCGAGCTCAATCGCCTGGTCGAGGTGACTGCCGATCACCCACATATTCAGCAGACAATCTTTAGC